AAGGCAAAGGTTATTGAATTAGAAACTCAAAGACTAAGGAAACAAAAAGAAATAACATCACAAATAAGTGGTTTAATTGAACAAGAAAGAGCATTAAATAAAGCAGCAGCAGATGAAAAGAAAAGGATACAAGATGAAGCGGATAAAGCAGAAGAAGATAGGATAAAGAGAGATAAAGAGTTTCAAGATAGAATAGATAAAGAAAAAAGAGATGCTTTAAACGCTCAACTACAAGCAGAAGAAGAATATGACAAGATATATAGGGAAAACACTTTAACTAAACAACAATTAGAACTTGAAGCAGTAGATGAGAAGTATTTTGAGTTAATTGCAAAGGCTGAAGAATATGGGTATGACATTACAGAGTTAGAACGTAGACAAGCGGAAGAAAAAACAAAGATTAATGATGAATACAGAAAAAGCGAACAAGAGAAAGAGCAAAAACTGCAAGAAGCAAAAACAAAAATAATAAGCGATTCATTAGGTGGTTTAAACAACTTAATAGGTACATTTGCAGGGGAGAATGAGAAACAACAAAAGAAAGCATTTGAATTACAGAAAGCAGTTAGTATTGCACAAACTATCATAGACACTTATAAAGGTGCTCAAGCTATCTTTGCAAGTGCTGCCGCTAATCCATCAACGGTACTATTTCCTGCTCAACCATTTATTACAGCAGGTTTAGCAATTACAGCAGGTTTAGCAAATGTTAAAAGAATTTCAGCTACACAATTTAATTCAAGGAGTGCAAGTGGAGGTAGTACACCAACACCAAGTACACCAAGTGCCACTCAGCAATTAGCTACACCAAACTTTAATGTAGTAGGTGCAAGTGGTGTTTCACAAGTTGAAAGTTTAGCACCAGTTAAAGCATATGTAGTAAGTGGAGATGTAACAACAGCACAAGCACTAGATAGAAATAGAATTAATAATGCAACATTTTAACAATAAAAAGGTTATTTAAGTATGGAAAAGTTACAGAACATTGAATTAACAATTAAAGACGAGGATAAAGACGGAGTATTCGCTGTATCTTTAGTAGAATCTCCTGCTATTGAACGTGATTTCATAGCACTATCTAAACACGAAGTAAAGCTAAAAGTTATTGATGAAGATAAACGTATAGTTGTAGGTTTTGCATTAGTGCCAGATAAGTTAATTTATCGTAGGATCAAAGACAAAGAATTTAACGTTTACTTCTCTAAAGATACGGTTAAACAAGCATCTGAATTGTTTATGAAGAATATGAACTTATCAAAGTTTACTTTAGAACATGATAAGAATGTTTCAGGTATAAATGTTATTGAATCATGGACAGTTGAAGATGCTAAAAACGACAAAGCGAACTTATACAACTTAGATCCAAAAGGAGGTGAGTGGGTGTTAATGTCTAAAATATACAATGATGAAGTATGGCAAGAAGTTAAGCAAGGTACTTTCAAAGGTTACTCGATTGAGGGTATGTTTGATGGATTACAGAATCTTGACTTATCTAACCAAGTAAATGAAGAGGTAGAAACTAAAGAATTAATTATAGACTTCTTAAAGAGTATATGAGTAAATTTAACTTTACACAAAGGTATATAGAAAGCGCATCTATTAATGATACTGATGGTATTATATTAGATGTAGTTGGTAGTGATGTACCTAAAAGAGTTGATTATTCTGATTTCTTAGATTTAGTAGGCGGGGATGTCACTATTGCTAGTGGTGACATAGTATTTGTAAATGATAAAACAGATTTACCTACAGCAGTTTCAAACGTTATTACTTTAGGGGACAATGTAACTTATTATTTTACTACAACAGTAGATTTAACTGGTGATAGGTTAGTAGGTGGTGAGAATACGGTTATATTAGGTAGTTCATCTGAAAACAGTAGAATTAAATCGACAGGTTTAGGAACTGGTGTACCTTTGTTTTACACTGAATGGACCACACCTATAAGACACGTTACATTTCAAGACGTAGATACTGCATTACATATAGTTGGAACAGTTAATCCTCCAGTTGCTTTAGATTGGACTGGAGTGAACTATTTGAACGTACCTAACATTGGTTTAATTGATACTTGCGATAACTGGATTTATTCAAAAGGTGCAATATTAAATAGTCAAAATTTACAATTTAGCGGAACGGTTGGAACGGTTGGAGTTGATAATTCAATCTTTGTAGGTACAGGTAGTTCAGGTAATATATTAGATATACTTTCAACTTGTACGGTTACACGTAGATTTAGGTTGATTTATTCTTCTATGGTGGTGTTTGGCGCTACGGTAGGGATAAATGTAGATGCTAGTGCAACTATACCAACAGAAGGATACATATTAGACACTATAAATTTTAGTGCAGGAGGCACTTATTTAAGTGGTGTTAGTTATACAGATAATAAAACACGTTTTGTTAATTCTAAAGGAATAGAAAACACTGCCGAAATAGGTAACTTGTATATGTTGAACAATGCAACTACTACTGTTATTTCAGGTAGTGGTGTACCTACTAAAGTTTTAGGAACTACGACTGCAAATGCTATTAATCAAAAATTCTCGCATTCAGATAATAGACTAACTTACACAGGCGGTTTGATTAGGGATTTTCAAGTATCAGTGACAACATCTTTAACTTCAGGTAATAACAACGTGATAGGGGTGTATGTAGCAAAGAATGGTTCTATAATAGCTGAATCTGAAATGTATGGAACAACATCATCATCAGGTAGGGCAGAGTCTATTAGTTGTCAAACTATTTTAGAAATGCAAGAAAATGATTATATAGAGATTTGGGTAGAAAATAATACAGCTACTCAAAATATCACAGTAGAATACATGAACGTAATAATTAAAAGTTTGAATTAATGAGAATACAAGATTTAACAGAATTAACAAGTTTAGCAGATACTGATTTAGTAGTAGTAGATGACTACCAAAGTGCAGGAGTTTACAATACTAAAAAAATAACAGTTGCTAATTTAAAAAGTGAATTAGGATTACCTAGTAGGGTATTATATGCTAACCTTAATCAGTCAGGCACAGATGCGCCTACAATGACAGTAATTAAAAACACTTTAGGTTACACACCTACATTTACTTATGATGGTGTTGGTGATTATACTATGAGTTTTGATGAAGCTATAAGTGCATCAAATGCTATTTTAACAGCAGGATACACGATATATCCTTACATTACAGCTATAAGATTGTCAGGTGGTGGTGTTAAGATAGATACTTATAGTCGTACATCAGGTACAGCAGATGGAATATTAATAAATGCATCAATTAAATTAGAAATATATGAGTAAGAAAGTAAGTCCAAAAGGAGGTAAAAGAGGTTGTTTGTGCAAGGATGGTACATACAGTTCAAAGTGTTGTGATGGTGAATTACAATCGCAAGGAATAGGGAACATTACAGGAACAGGAAATGAGACTGTAACAACAACAGAAAGCAACGGTACAAGGGTACGTGTTAGGGTAAGTAACTAACGAATTTACAACAAAAATAACAATTATAAGTTTATTGAATATGAAAAAGGAAGTACAAGAAGCGATTAACACAATTAAGACATTTTTAGGAATGGAGAAAGAAGTGAAGTTAGCACAGGAAGTGCTAGAAGATGGGGCAGTATTAGAAGCTGATTCATTCGAAGCAGGTCAAGCAGTATCTATTGTTAATGAAGATGAAAGAATAGCATTACCAGTAGGTGAGTATGAATTACCTGAAGATAGAATTTTAGTAGTTCAAGAAGAAGGAATTATTGCTGAAATCAAAACTAAAGAAGTTGAAGAAGTTGAAGAAGAAGCACCTGAAATGGAACAAGTAAAAGAAGAGGCTCCAATGATGTCAGAAGAACCTGCAAAGGAAATTAAAAAGACAGTTGAAAGCATTGTTAAGGAAACATTCTTTTCAGAGATTGAAGAATTGAAAAAAGAGAATGAAGAATTAAAAGCTAAGTTAACAGAACTTTCAAAAGTTGAAGAGGTTAAAGAGGAAGTTAAGGAAGAGGTTGTAGAATTGAAAGAAGAAGAGCCTAAACCTATCCAACACAATCCAGAAAACAAAGTAGAAAGAGAAGTTGTTAAGTTCGGTAAAAAGAACGACAGACTATCTCAAATTTTAAACAAAGTATATAAATAATTAAATTAATAGAAAAATGGCTACTACAACATCAGTAACTACTACGTATGCAGGTGAAAGTTCAGGTAAATGGATTTCAGCAGCATTATTATCAGGTGTAACTTTATCAAATGAATTGATTACAATTATGCCTAACGTTAAATACAAATCAGTTGTATCTAACTTAGTATCAGCATCAGGATTAGCAGATGCATCATGTGATTTCACAGCAACAGGAGCAGTTACTTTAACTGAAAGAATCCTTGAACCGAAATCCCTACAAGTGAACAAGCAACTTTGTAAAGCGGACTTTAGAGATACATTTCAAGCGATTGAGATGGGGTATTCAGCACACGATGTTTTACCAAAATCATTTGCAGATTATTTATTAGCACACCAAGCTGAGCAAGTTGCTGCTGATATTGAATCTCACATTTGGAATGGTGATGCAAACAACTCAGGAGAATTCAACGGTTTCATGACATTGTTAACTACTGACGCTGCTTTACCAGCTGCTCAAGAGGTTGCAGGTACTACTTTAACTGCTGCTAACATCATTACTGAGATGGGGAAAGTTGCAGATGCAATTCCATCTAGATTATACGGTAAAGAGGGATTAAGAATCTACGTTTCTCAAAACGCTATGAGATTATACGTTAGAGCATTAGGAGGATTCGGAACTTCAGGATTAGGTGCTAACGGTGTAGACAACAAAGGTACAATGTGGTATCAAGGTGGTGAGTTAATGTTTGATGGTATTCCAGTTGTAGTTGCAAATGGATTGACTGCAGACCAAATGTTAGCATCAACTAAAGAAAACTTATTCTTCGGTACAGGTTTACTTTCAGACCAAAATCAAGTTAAATTGATTGATTTAGCTGATATTGACGGTTCAGAAAATGTACGTTTAATCATGAGAATGACAGCAGGTGTACAGTACGGAAACGTTACAGATATCGTAACATACGGAATCACAAACGCTGCTAACTAATAATTAGATAAACTAAAACTAAGGGAGGGGTAAAATACTCCTCCTTTTTTTGTATAACATTAAAATAAAAAGACATGAGTTGTTTATTAGCTAATGGTAGAGCAGAAGCATGTAAGGATAGCATTGGAGGTTTAAAAAACGTTTACTTTGCTAACTTTGACATTGAAGCTGCTGATATTACCTA